CCGAAAATGCTTGCACGATTACTGGCTTGCAATCGACGACCACATATTATGTGCGTGTTGCTGCACGAGATGTATGGAAACCGACATCATGGAATTACTCGGCACGGATCACACAAGCAACAGCTGAAGCATAATCTATTGACCACTAACAGCACCTTCGGGTGCTTTTTTATTGCCAAACAATAGGGGTATGTATGACTAAAGGGGATGTATATGGACTTTCTTAGTCAGGTATTGGAAAGCATAAAAAACCATTCACACATCCTTTTCACAGGTGTGCTGGGTGCAACTTTTGGCTTTCTATTAAGCAAGGAGCCAAGCCGGGATCGCTGGATAGGGTTCTTTGCAGGCTTCATTTTATGTGTGGTCTTTGCTGAGCCAGCAAGCTTATTTCTTGCTAATGGCAAGTACCCTGAGCTATTTGGTTTTGTGTTGGGTGCTGCTGGTAAGAGTACAGCTGAAGCATTATTAAGTTTGGCTCGATCAAGACTTCTTGGTTTAGTCAAAAAGGAGAATGAAGATGCTGCTAATCATAAGTAAGACGGCATTGGTATTGTTTATATTTTCGTTTGCAATCATGGCATTTCATCCAAAAATTCAACTCCCAAAACACATCGATTTTCTATTGGTGTTGTCGATCCTTTTTGGAGCCGCACTTTTTGTTAAAGATGAGTATTCGCCAAGGCCGGCCGGACCCCTTTTTTACACTACAGTAAGTATTTTATTCGCACTATTTACCCGACAACTCTATATTTGGGGTAAGGGTGGTGCACGTCCTAAATTTTTTAATACGGATAAAGATGGTGACAACCCATGAAACATATTTTTGATTTCTTGCGAAAGATTAGCGGCGGCAAACTCACCCAGAAACAGGTTGATGCTGCTGACAAACTGATTGCAACTGCTTACGATGATGTCACCAGTATGCTGGGTATCGCTACGGATGAAATGAGCATCAGCCCAAGTGGTATTGATCTGATCCGTAATTTTGAAAGCCTACGGCTCAATGCCTACGATGATGGCGTGGGGGTATGGACCATTGGTTATGGCACCACAAAATACCCAAATGGTATTCGTGTCAAAAAAGGGGATACCTGCACACTGGATCAAGCCAAAGCTTATATGCAGAACGATCTGAAATCATTTGAGCAGACTGTAAATAATACGGTCAAAGTTCCACTCAATCAGAATCAGTTCGATGCTTTAGTTTCACTGGCCTACAACATTGGATCAACTGCATTCAAAAATTCCACTTTGGTTAGGCAACTAAATGAAGGAAATTATAAAGCTGCTGCCAATCAATTTAATGTTTGGGTCAATGCTGGTGGCAAGCGCATGCAAGGTCTGGTGAACCGCCGGGCTGCAGAAAGGACTTTATTCTTAAAATAGATAAACGCCCTCTAATGAGGGCTTTGTTTTTTACTTTAATAAATAATTCCTTAATCCCCACCCAGACTCCTTCCTAAAAATCTCCCCATTCTTAATCGTGTGCTCTATGTAAAAGTAGGTCCATGTTTTCATTTTAATCCAACCTATTTGCAATCTCTGATGCAGTTGCATTGTAATAAATCATTAGGCTTCTTAAATCCTTATGACCAATCATCCGCGCCAAATCCAATACTTCTAATTTCTGGGCAAGCCTTGTGCATGCTTCATGTCTTGAGTCGTGAAAATGTAAATCTTCAATTTCACACTTATCTCGCAACTTTCTCCAAAGTGTATCAAAGCTCGAATCTTTCACTGTAAAAACCTGATGACTGCCAACACCTTTCATAAGCTCAAGCAATTCGACAGCACGCTTGGACAGAGGTACATGTCGCTTGGTGCCATTCTTGGTTTCATTCAAAGTCACATATCTATTCTTTAAATAAACCCGGTCCCAAGTCAGGCCGCGGATCTCACCAGCACGCATTGCAGTTTCAATCGCCAACAGGAAAGCAATCATAATTTGCTGTGTGAAATTCTCAGGTGCCTGATCATAAAACTCAGCAGCCAGACAAAGCCTGTAAATCTCATCCTCTGATATGCGTCTATCTCGATGTGCTGGTGGTGGTGGCATCTTTAAATCACTCATGGGTGAATCATAAACCCACTTCCATTCCGTGCGCGCTACTGTAAACAAAGCTGACAGTATGTTGCCCTCACGTCGTACCGAGGCCGGCTTGACTGTTTTTAGTCTGGTATCTCGCCACACCACAAAATCATCGGTGGTAATTTTGGCAATATGTTTTTTTGCAATCTTTGGGAAGTTCCTTTGAAATGCCCGAAATCTTTTAATCTCTGCATCACAGCCTTTGTGCTTTGGACACACTTCTTCTATGTATCTATCAATTGCACAATTTAATGTATAATCAGGAAGCTTTCCGCGTGATAACTCTCTTAATTCAGTTTCACGTTTTGATGCCCATGCGCGAGCCTGAGTCTTAGTATCGAATGTCGCACTTTCCCGAGTACCATTCACACTAATCTCAACTCTCCAAGCATCACCCCTTTGTCTAAAGGTGGCCATAAACTCTCTCTCAAAATGTCGTGGCGTAAATTTGGCGTAATCAATATAGAATGAATAATAGGGAATAATAAGGAAACATTAAACTATTGAATTAATGAGCCACACTTAAACCTATAAAATTAAAGAAAAAATAAGGAAAACTAGGGAATAATAAGAAAACCGCAAATTTCGGAAAGTGCCCGCTGAGCGCACCATTTATTTAAGCTATAAAACTGAAAAATAAATCAAATTAGTAACGCACACAGTTGCGGCCATCATCTTTCGCCCGATAAAGATTGTTATCGGCAATTTTCAAAACGTCTAGAATATTTTTAGAACTGTCTGGCCAAGAAGCAATACCAATCGAAATGCTGATGAAACCTATGTTGTGAATTTCTTTACATGCAATCTCTTTTCTGAACCTTTCTGCACTTTCATAAACTTCAGTAAGATTGCTGTTCGGTATAATAATGATAAATTCTTCACCGCCATAACGGCAGCAAATATCATCTTTACGAAATTTTTGCTGCATCGTCTTGGCAATATGCTTTAAGACAACATCACCTTGATCATGACCGTAATTGTCATTAATGTTTTTAAAATGATCAACATCCATCAGAAGCACTGAAAAAGGGATGTTCATTTTCATGTTTTGAGTCATGACATAATTCAAACCACGACGATTCATCAAGCCGGTTAAAGGATCTGTATTAATATGATGATCCATCTTGCTCATTTGTTGTGAAAATTTTCGAACACTCAGCAGTAGGGCTAACTTGAATTTTGTGACCTCATAGTACCAGGGCTGGATATCCTTAATTTTTGAGCCGATTTCTGCCTGATTCAGTAAACTCGCCATATCTGCCAGTTGGTTCAACGGGGCCGAGATAGAATCAGACAGTCGCCATACAATATAAAAAACAAGCAGATAAAATAAAAAGAATCCTGCGGCTAATTTATAGAGGATAGAATTTGCCTGTTTAAGTAAGTCATGGGTAGGTTGCTGGGAAACCACGATCCAGTTTGAAGTCGGAATATGAGAAAAACCTGCCAGATTATCAACGCCCTGGCTGTTGATTAAACGAATTTGACCATTTTTATGCGCATGCATATATTCCAGACCAGTATTATTGCTGGCCCATTGCCCAATTCTTTCACGATCCGGATGAAAAATAATTTTATTTTCATTGTTAATCACATACATATAACTATTCTTATAATTTTTATAAGTGGTTAGAAGCTGATTAATCACATTTTTTTCTTTTAAATAAATCGCTGAACCGATGAAGCCCTGATAGTGATTTGACTTGTCAAAAATAGGTTGAGAAATAAACACAATCATATTTTTTTGCACAGAAAAATAAGGTGAAGATATATAAGTCGATTTTTTATCAAGAGAGTCACTAATCCCTTGAGTATGTTGTATTTTGCTTTTATCAATATTCAGAATATTCGGTGAAAAATTGATTAGTCTGCCTTGAGTATCACTGATTACGACACTGTTATAATGTTCAGACTGATATTTTAATTTATTGACCTCGGCTTCTCTCAGCTCATTGTTATTAAAGTCTTGACCTAATATCTTGGCACTATAGTCCAGTTCAAGAAGCATATTTCTAAAATGGTTGTCTGTGCTTAATGCAATTTTATGTGCATGGTCAGCATTTAAGGCAAGGGAATTGTCGATTAACTGATTTTTGACGATCTGATAGCTAATAATGAGAGAAATAATAAAAAGGCTAGACACACTAAAAATAGCCAATAAAAGTATTAACTGCCTTAAATTGAGATCAAGGTGTTTCCTAAAATTATTAGCTGACATAAAAAATTAGATATATCTCGATGTATTTATGAGCATTGTATTGCATTTATATTCAATGTTTAAGGTTGATATAAAATTAAATTTCTATTAAGTAGGAGTTTTTATTTTGATCAAATTTAGAGTTTACAGATCGATTGCATGTAAATAGGGTAGCTTTGAAAAGCTGAGTAAGGTTCTGAATATTTAACTATGCTACAAATAAAAATATGACATTTAACGTTCAGAAAATCTATTCAATAATTTTGATCCGTCCCTCTAAATGATGAAGTACTCAGACAAAAATATGGTTAATTGACCTTAATGAGGAGATTGAATTATCGCCAATTTTTGAAAATAACCTTTTAAAATTAGTCGTATAGATTCTATGACAGCAGTTTCTTTGAATATTGCGTCCTTTTCCGGAAGTATTTTTTCAGGTGGTGTATCAAAAAGTATGCTAAAAAAAAGCAGGTTGAATTTTGATAAAATAGAGAAATGCAAATAACTCTAGA